TCGGACATTTGCCTGTGCTATATTGGTAGCATGGAAAGCAGCGCAGGGGTGACACCCTGAAAAGAATACATGAGGGCCAGCCGGTGAAAGATCCGGCGGCCCTTTTGCTTTCCACGCCGAGGCTGGGGAGCATACCGTGGGGGCTTTGACTTCCTTTCACCCCGCCCGCCGCGCACGACAGGCGCAGCGGACCAGCCGCAACCCTCCGCCCTGGGTGCCTTTGCCGAGGGGCGCCCAGGGCCTCCCTTTATCGACACCCCCACCCCCCTGTCTGGGTCCTTCCTGGAGGAAAGGGCCGTGCGGGGCAAACGAGGCCCGGAAACTTCCCCCATGGGAGGGGCAATTTTTGGGGCTGTTACGTTACGGATTTTTGGAAAGGCCAAAATCTTATACCCCCTAAAGGGGGGTATAACCGAGGAAAGGAACGGAGCGAAAAAGCGAAACCACCCAAAACCGGGAAAAGCGAAACCGGCGGACCCTCCAGCAGGGCACCAGCCTGGGCATGAAATGGAGGTGCTGCCGGTGGCGGAGAAGAAAAAAACGACAAAGAAAACCGACAAGCCGGCGGTGCTGTCCGGCACCGTGCCAGAGTGGGCCAGCACAACCGTGATCGCCCAACTGCTGGGCTATTCGGTCCGACGGATCCAGCAGCTAACCCAGGAGGGGATCCTGGAAACAGAGGTCCCGCCAGGAGGCGGCGCCCGGAAATATAAGACCTGCGAAACGATCCAGAAATACATTGCCCACATCGAGCAGAAAGCCCAGGAAACCGGCGAAAACAGCCGGGCGGCGGAACTGACGCTGAAAAAGCTGGAGGCGGAGGTGGAACTGAAAGAAAGCCAGGGCCAACTCCACCGCCTGAAAACCGCCATTGCAGAGGGAAAATACATTGCCGCAGATCAGGCCACCGAGGAACTGGAGGAGTTTGTGGCCCGCTTCAAACGCTTTGCCCTGAACATTCCCGCCCGCATGGCTGGCACACTGTCCGCCCACGTTGATGCCGTGACGGCCCGCGCCATGGAGAAAACCATGCGGAAAGAACTGGAGGCCATGCTGGCCGCCTTTGCTGACGCGGCGGAGGAACAGCGGGAGGAGCCGGGCACATGAAAAAGTACACCGTCAAACCGTACACGGTGCCGTCCTGGATCTATAAGGCCGTCCAGAAATTGCGCCCCGTCGAGCGGATCCCGGTGTCCCAGTGGGCGGAGCGGCACCGCGTTCTCCCGGATAATAACGCGATCCCAGGAATGTGGCGCAACAGCGTCACCCCCTACCTGGTGGAGATCATGGACACCTTTTCCGACGACATGGTGGAGGAAATCGTGTTTGTTAAGCCCACCCAGGTGGGTGGCACCGCCAGCATGGAGAATATGCTGGGCAGCCTGATCTCCCAGGATCCGGCGCCGACCATGATTGTTTACCCGTCCGACACACTGGCGGAGCGCGTCGTGGAAAGCAAGCTGGAGCCGATGATCAAGAAATGCCGCCCGCTTGCTGAAAAGTACCGGGAGCATGAAAGCAAAAAACTGGAGTTAAGATTTACCGACATGACCGTGTATCTGACGGGCGCCAACAGCCCGGCGGATCTGGCCAGTACAAATATCCGCAACCTGTTCCTGGATGAGGTGGACAAGTTCCCCGGAGCCAGCAAAAAGGAGGCGGACCCGGTTTCCCTGGCGCGTGAGCGCACAAAGACCTATCGACACAACAGAAAGATTTTTATTACCTCCACCCCGACCCTGAAAACCGGGCATATTTGGAAAGCCAAGGAGCAGGCGGACGTGGAAAAGCATTATTTTGTCCCGTGTCCCCATTGCGGTGAGTACATAGAACTGGTTTTCGCACAAATCAAATGGCCGTCCAAGGAGGACGTGCCGGAAAGCGCAGACCGGGCGGAAATGGCTGTGTACGCCTGCCAGAAATGCGGCGGAGTGATCACCGATCAGGACAAGGGCAAAATGCTGCAGGCCGGGCGGTGGCAACCCGTCAGGCAAAAGACCAAACACGCCAAAAGCGTGGCCTTTTGGATGAACACCCTGTACTCCCCGTTTACCAGGTTTTCGGAGATCGCCAGGGAGTTTATGAAAAGCAAGGACGACCCGGACCTGTTCCACAATTTCGTCAACAGCTGGCTGGCGGAACCCTGGGAGGACACCAAGCTGAAAACCAACGCCGAAATGGTCATGGAGCGCCAGACAGACGTGCCGGAATGGGCGCTGCCGGAATGGACCAAGCTGGTGACCGCCGGGATCGACGTACAGGAAAATTGCCTGTACTGGACGATCCGAGCCTGGGGCGATTTTATGACCAGCCAGAACATTGCCCACGGCCAGGCCCTTTCCATGAACGAAGTGGAATTGATTATGAACCGCGAATTTTCCATGCCAAACGGCGAAAAGGTCATGGTCAACCTGGCCCTGATGGACAGCGGCGACCAGACCGATGAAGTTTATGATTTTTGCGCCATGAACACCGACTGGGTGCTGCCCTGCAAGGGCGTCCCCACCCAGCTGTCCCATTACAGACTTTCCACCGTCAATAAAGCCGGCAGCCGGGCCTATGGCATGACCCTGGTGCTGGTGGACGGCGGAAAATACAAGGACATGATCGCCAGCCGCATGAGGAAACCAAACGGGACCGGATCCTGGATGGTGTACCAGGGCTGTGATCTGGACTATGCGGAGCAGGTCACGGCGGAGCATAAGATCACCGAGCGGAGCGGGGGCAAAGAGGTCCAGAAGTGGGTGCCAAAGGCGTCCCATGCGGCCAACCATTACCTGGACTGCGAAGTGTACGCCGCAGCGGCGGCGGATATGCAGGGGGTACGATCTCTTTTCCTCCAGAACCGCGTGGAAGATAAAACCCAGGAGGCCAAAAAGCCGGCGCCCAGGCAAGAGCGCCCGGCAGAAGAAAGCTGGATCAGCCAGAACGACACCTGGGTATAGGAGGCCCTGAACTATGAGCGATAAAACACAAAATGCGGCGGCAATGCTGGAACAGGTAAACGCCGCCATTTCTGCCGTGCTGGCCGGCGGCCAGTCCTACAAGATCGGCAGCCGGTCCCTGACCCGTGCCGACCTGTCCATGCTGAAAGCCCTGCGTGACGACCTGGAGGCCCAGATTGACACCGGGGAAACCACCGGCCTGCTGGATCGCACCTTTGTGGCGGTTTTCGATGGGAGGTAAACATGGGCTTTATTGACAATTTTCTGGCCGCTGTTTCCCCGCGCCGTGCGTGTGAGCGCGAGGCGTGGCGGCAGCAGTTGGAGATCCTGCGAAGTTATGACGCCGCAGGGTTTGGCCGACTGAACGCCGGCTGGCGGGTCCATAACGAAAGCGCAGAACTGACAGACCGGAACAGCCGCGACGTGGTGCGCGCCCGCGCCAGGGACCTGGAACGCAATAGCGACATTGCCCAGGCCATTCTCTACGCCTACAAGCGCAACGTGGTGGGCAAGGGCTACACCCTGCGGGCCAAGACCGGGGACGACGCCCTAAACAAGGAAATTGAACTGGCGTGGAAACGCTGGTGCAAGGCCCGAAACTGCGACGTGACCGGGGAACAGTCTTTCAACCAAATGCTGCGAATGGCTATTGACCGCAAGAAAGTGGACGGCGGCCTGTTGTTCCTGTTCCGGTACACCGAGGGCGGCGTGGTCCCGTTCAAACTCCAGGCCCTGGAGGTTGACGAACTGGACACCAACCAGACCACCCCGCGCCACCAAGGAAACCGCGTCGTGGGCGGCATTGAATACAACCGCAACCGCAGGCCCGTGGGCTACTGGATCCGCCAGTATGACATTGAGGGCTGGCAGCAGTTAGATCCCGTTTACATCGACGCCAAGGACGTGTATTTCTTCAAGACGAAGCGGCGCCCCAGCCAGCTGCGTGAAATGTCCGACATGGCCCCGACGATCACCAGAGTGCGCGACACAAACGAGTTTATAACCGCTGTGTCCGTCAAGGAACGGATCGCCGCCTGTCTGGCTGTCTTTATCAAGCGGGCCGTGCCTGCCGGCGGTTTCGGACGCGGAGGTGTGCGGACCGAGGCGGGAATGGACTATGAGGGCAAGAAACTGACCCCCGGCATGATCCAAAGCCTGGGCGCCGGCGACGAAATCCAGGTGGTGGATCCCAAGAGCGCGGGATCCGACGCCACCACATTCCTGAAAACCCAGCAGGGCCTTATTGCTGCCGGCCAGGGTTTGAGTTATGAGGCCGTCAGCCGTGACATGACTGGCGCCACCTATTCCTCCGCAAGACAGAACGCCGTGGAGGATGAAAACACCTATTCGGAGGACGTGGAACTTTTAACCGATTTCATGTCCGAGGTTTACGAGGCGTTTGTGATCTCTGGTTATCTCTGCGGGCTTTTCAAAATGCCCGGCTTTTGGGATAAAAGGGCGGACTTTCTGGAACATTCCTGGGTCAAAACCCCGAAAAAGTGGATTGACCCCACCAAGGAAAGCACCGCCGACAAGACCGCCCTGCAGACCGGCCAAAAGACGTTCCAGGACGTTGCGGCGGAGCATGGCAAGGACTGGAAAGAAGCTGTTGACGAAATGGCGGAAGTCCTGAAATATGGCCGCGAACGCGGCATTGAGATGGGAGGTGTGATTTTTGGAAATGGAACGACAGCAGCCCAGCAGAACACCGGAACAGCCGAACCGGGCGACGGATAAGAACCAGGGCACCCGCGCCATGGGCCAGATCATGGTCCGAGAGGCGGAGGCCCAGGACAGCCGGCGCCGGACAATCAGCTTTTCCAGCGAGGAACCATACCGCCGCTGGTTTGGTATGGAGATCCTGGACCACGCGGACAATGCGGTGGATCTGTCCCGCCTGAACGAGGTGGGCGTACTCTTGTTTAACCACAAGACGGATTATGTGGTGGGCAAGGTGATCCGCGCATGGGTGGAGGACCACCGAGGCATGGCGGAGGTGGAGTTTGACACCGACGACGACGCCGAAAAGATTTTCGGCAAAGTGCAGTCCGGCACCCTGAAAACCACGTCCGTCCGGTATTCGGTGGACGCCTGGGAGGAAGTGGTGGCCGGCAAGACCAGCGCAGACGGGCGCTATACTGGCCCTTGCCAGATTGCCCGCAAGTGGACCCCGCTGGAGGTGTCCATTGTTTCCGTCCCTGCGGACGCCACCGTGGGCGTTGGCAGATCGGACGGCCAAGAGGGCGCCCCCCTATCTTTCGCAATCACAACGTATGAGCGACAAATCCAGGTCAACAAAAACAAGAACAAGTTTGGAGGTAAGTAAAAATGACCATTCAGGAAATGATCGCCCGTCAGCAGGCTATCGTCAGCGGCGCCCGCGCTGCTGGCCGCGACCTGACGGCGGAGGAACAGACCGAGTTTGACAACCTGCAGCGACAGATCGACGCTGACGGCGGCAATGGTGCCGGCGCCGGTGACCCTGCCCCTGCCGACGGCGGCGCCCGTGGCGCCGGCGATCCCGCCCCCTCTGGCGACGACAACGGCCAGCGCGCCGTTGCGGAGGAGCGCCAGCGGATTAGCGACATTATGGCCCTGTGCCGCGAAACCGGCATGGAGCCTGACCAGCATATCAGAAACGGCGACAGCCTGGACACCGTGCGCGCCGCTGCCGTGACCCACCTGATCCAGCACGGCGCCCCCGTGCGTGGACGCATGAACGGCGACCAGGGCGACAACTTCCGCGCTGCTGCTGTTGACGCCGTACTCATGCGCGCCGGCGTCACCGTGGAAAACCCCACCGAGGGCGTGGAGCAGTTCCGTGGCATGAGCCTGCGCGATCTGGCCATTGAGTGCATGGCCCGCGACGGCGTGGGCAGCACCACCAGCCTGCTGCGTATGGGCAAGGACGATCTTTGGAACATGGCCCAGCGCCAGTTCTTTAGCCCCACCGCAGCGTTTCCCGCAATCCTGGACAACGCCATTAAAAAGTCCATTGAACACCTGTACGCCCATGTACCCACCACTTTCCAGCTGTGGACCAGCAAGGGCAGCCTGACCGATTTTAAGCCCACCAAGGATCATTCCTACCTGGTAGGCGGCGCCGGTGAGTTTCTGCGCGTCGGTGAAAACGGCGAACTGAAGCACGACACCCCCAAGAGCGAACTTCTGCCCCAGCGCAAGATTGACACCTTTGGCCGTCAGTTCAGCATGACCCGCCAGGCGTTCATTAACGACGACATTGGTTTTATTACCGAGGTCCCCGGAATGTATGCCGCCAGCGCCAAGCGCACGATCAACAAGCAGGTTTACAAGATCCTGATGGACAACCCTGCCATTTTCGACGGTGTGCCCCTGTTTGACGCCGCCCATGGCAACCTGATCGCCAACGGCAGCAAGCCGTCCAACGAGGCGATCCAGGCCATGATGATGAAAATGCTGCTGCAGAAAGATCCCTTTGGTGAGGCCATCATGGTCCAGCCTGCCCATATCATCGTCCCCGTGGGCTATAAGTTCCTTATGACCACGATCCTGTCCAGCCCCACCATCAACACCGAGGGCAACACCCAGGCGGTCAACCCTCTGTACCAGTATCGTGAGCAGCTGAACATTGTGGAGGACGGCACCCTGAACGGCCTGGCTGGTGAGGGCAACCCCGTTCCCTGGTTCATGGCTGGCGATAAGACCTATGCCAAGAGCCTGCAGGTTGACTACCTGAACGGCCAGGAAACCCCCACCATTCGCCGCAGCGAGGTCCCCGGACAGCTGGGCTTTGTCTGGGACATTTGGCTGGACTGGGGTATCACCGCTGTGGACTTCCGTGGCATTGCCAAGAACCCCGGCGTTGTTATCGAAAATCTGTAAAGGAGGTAAGGACAGATGAACGCAAAATATTGGCAGAAAGGCGAAACCCTGGACTACACCCCCACCGAGGCCGTGAAAAACGGCGCCGTGGTAAGTCTGGGAACCCGGATCGGCATTGCTGGTTCCGACATTGCGGCCAATGAGCAGGGCCAGATCCACGTCGTTGGCGTTTTTGAAATGGCCAAGGACGGCGCAGAGATCGCCCTGGGCGCCGCTGTCTACTACAACGAGGCCAACGACCAGATCACCGCAACCGCCGACGGCGCCGTGCCTGCTGGCTACGCTGTGCAGGCCGCCAAGGCAGCGGACACCACTGTGCTGGTCAAGCTGCTGGGTTAATTCGGCGGAGGTGCGAACATGGAAAGGTTGATCGCAAAGCGCGCGGTCCTGTATCAGGGCCGCCAGTATGAGCCGGGCGAAGTGCTGCCCGCATACGACACCATTATGGTGGACGCCTGGTTGCGCGCCGGCAGCGCCGAAATGGTGAGCGACGCCAAGCCGGAAGAAATCCCGGCGGGCGACGATAACGGCCAGAACGGCCAGAACGGCCAGAACGGCCAGGACGGCCTCCAGAACGGCCAGAATGGCCAGGAGGGAACCGAGGACACCCAGGACAGCCAGGACGCCGAAAACGGCACCAAAGACGGCCAGGGCGACCAGGAAATGGTAGAGGGCCACCTGGACCCTGCCCAGCTGGAGAGCATGAGCAAGGAGGACCTGGTGGCACTGGCCAAGGACATGGGCGTGGAACTGCCCAGAGGCGCAGCCAAGGCCCTGATCGTTGAGAAACTGGCCGCCGTAACCGTGCAGGCCCCTGTAAACGACGGGAGCGCCCAGTGATGGGCGCCCCCACGTTCAAGGATCTGGTGGCGGCGGACGTTTCCAACGTGTTCCTGAACCTCCAGGAGTTTGCGGAGATCCGCCTGATCAACGGAAAGCAAATGCCCGTTGTGGTGGACGACAACGAACTGCTGGAGCGGGACAAGGCCACGGCCCTGGGCGCCCAGCTGGCCGGAACCTATAAGGCCCGGCGGCTGATCTATGTTTCCAAGGCTGATTTTGGCCCGCGTCCAGCCCAGGACGCAATGCTGACCATGGGCACCAAGGAATACAGGGTAAAGTCCTGCACCGAGGAGGCCGGGATCCTGGCCATTGAACTGGAGGCGGTGAGATCGTGAGCAAGGAAACGCTTGTTATGATCGACACCGACCAAGAGATCACAAAGATCGTGCAGAAAATGAAACGCCTGCATGATCAGCTGGGCGCCCCGGAAGTTTTCAGAAAAGCCCTGAATGACACGGGCCGAAAGGTCCGAAAGCAGATCATAAAGGACGCCAAAGGCCGGTATGCACTTTCCAACAAAAAGGTGCTGACCGACAAGAGCAAGGGCGGCCCAGAACTGCTGACGGCCTCCAAGTCCAACCTGACGGCCACGATCAGATCCAGAGGACCCATGCAAGATATTATGACGTTTATGACCAGGCCGAACACCGACACCGGAGCGGCGGCGGCCAAAGTCCTGAACGCCAGTTCCATGAAAGAACTGCAGACAGGCGACCTAAAGGCGTTTGTGGCGCAGTTCGCCAGTGGCCATGTGGCCATTGTGCGCCGAACAGGCCCGGCCCGCCTGCCGGTCAAAAAGCTGCTGTCCCCCTCCGTTCCCCATATGTTGAACAATGAGGAGATCCGAGAAAAGGCGGCGGCCATGACATACGACCTGCTGCAGGCCGAAATTGAGAAGCACATAGCAAAGGTTTTAGGAAACGCGGCATAAAAAAGCGGCGGCCACACGGCCACCGCAAAGGTTTAGGCATTATAAAAATCGTCGCTGGTATATCCCATTTGTATGGCCAGGAAATAAATATGCTTGCACGGGCGCCCGCGTTTGTCAAAGTCCGGGCAGGTACATTCATCCAGGCTTGTCATGTAACTGTCAGAACTGGATCCCCGCACCTCTGCAAATCCAGTCTGGGAGTTATAGGACAGAATGGCCATGCCCTGGTGGGCGGCCTTTTCAAACCGTTCAAGCTGCGCCTGGCCGTCGTGAACTTTAGCGTTCCAACTGCCAAAGGTATGGCAACCGGCGCAGGGTTTCCCGTCGAAGCGCAAAAACGTCTTTTTCGGCTGGATCCTTTTAGGGAGCCACAAGACCAGCGCCAGGCCAATGGCGATTAAAGCAACGCCGGCGACAGGCGACGCAAGCGCAAGGGTGACACCCTCCAACGCCAGGATCACGCCCACGACCCTGGACAAAATGCGCTTTCCCTGCGGGTTTGAAAGCTGGTAAATGGCGCCGTTCTCTGTCACGACGGTGGAATGTTTAGACTTTCCCATTTTTGTGCCCTCCATTGCTGACTATTTACACACTTTGCTGATTATTCCCACAACGGTGATTATACGTCACAAACCGAAACTTTGCAAGGGGGCGTTTACCGAGTGACACAAGAAAACCTTATGGACGCCGTAAAGGAGGACCTGGAGGACCTTTTCGGGGACTTCAAGCTGACCAACTCCCTGGGTGTCGAGCGGGTGGTGCGCGTGTTTACCCAGGATCTCCCGATCCGCGAGGGTGACGACGAAGAAACAGACCCGGAGGCGCCGCCGGAACCTTATGTGCTGGTCCGCCTGCAAGAGGGCGAACTGCCCGGAAATGGCGAAAGCCAAACCGTCAGCGTGGTGCTGGTCATTTGTGTGCATGACCGCGACCCGAACCGGCAGGGCTACCGGGACACCCTCCACATCGTCAACGAGATCATGCTGCGATATGGAGCCTGCGACATTGTGGGCGGGCGCTATCAGGTGCAGTACCCGATTAAGTGGGCGACCCAGGAGGACGACACCCACCCGTATTATTTCGCCGCCATGGCGCTGAATTTTGAGGCGTCGGCCATCTTCAAGGAGGTGCCAGAAACATAATGGCAAAGACCAAAAGCACCGAGCAGACCACCGGAACGGTGGTTTATTGCGGCCCCACCGTTCCCGGTGTGGCCAAACAGTACACGTTTTACACCAACGGGATCACGGCGCCCCTTGCGGCGGCCATTGAGAAATACCCGCCCATGGGCGGCCTGGTGATCCCTCTGGACCAACTGCCGGAGGCCATGAAAAAGCTGAACGGCCAGTATGGCCACATTTACCGCCTGTTCCGTCTGGTGCAGGCGAAACTCTAACAGGAGGTAAACAAAAATGGCATACAAACATGGCGTGTATAATTCCGAAATCGACACCAGCCTGGCCACCCCGATCCAGGGCAGCGCAGGCCTGCAGGTCATTTTCGGCACCGCGCCCATTCACCTGTCCAAGGATCCCGCAAAGGCCGCCAACAACCCTATGCTGTGTTACAGCTTTAAGGAGTGCCAGCAGGCCGTGGGCTATTCCGACGACTTCAAGCGTTTCACCCTCTGCCAGTCCATTGACGCCTGTTTCCGCGTGTTCAATGTCGCCCCCATTATCCTGGTGAACGTGCTGGACCCCAACAAGGCAGCGCACACCACCGAGAACGCGGCGGCGGATTACCCCGTGGAGGACGGCCTGGTGGTCTATGACAAGGAACTTGTCATGCTGAACACCCTGGAGGTCAAGAACGGCGAAACCGTCCTGGAGGCGGAGGTGGACTACACCGCAACCCATGACGACGACGGCCTGGTGGAGATCGTCCTGATCTCTGACGCGGCCAAGGAGGCCACCAGCCTGTCCGTGGTAAGCAAGAGTATCAACCCTGACGGCGTGACCTATGCCGACATTGTGGGCGGCGTGAACGCCACCACCGGCCAGGAAACCGGCCTGGAAGTGGTCCGCCATATCTTCCCCAAGCTGGGCATGACCCCCGGCCTGTTGCTAGCCCCCGGCTGGAGCCACAACCCCGTTGTGGCCGCTGCCCTCCAGGCAAAGACCACCGGGATCAACGGCGTTTTCGACTGCAACACCTATGTGGACATTGCGGCGGACGAAACCGGCGCGGTGGTCTACACCGACGTGAAGAAAGCCAAGGAGGGCCTGGGCCTTGTCAGCCCCCACGCGGCGGCTTTCTGGCCCATGGCTGCCGTGGGCGACAAGATTTATTATCTTTCCGCCATGGCTGCGGCCCTGACCGCATACAACGACGCCAGCAACGGCGACGTGCCCTATGAAAGCCCCTCCAACAAGACTATGGCGATCACTTCCACCGTGCTGGCAGACGGCACCGAGGTCATTCTGGACCAGCAGCAGGCCAACGACGTGCTGAACGCCAACGGCGTGATCACCGCCATCAATTTCAACGGTTTCAGACTGTGGGGCAACAACACCGTGGCCTATCCCTCCACCAGCGATCCCAAAGACCGTTGGCTGGCCGTGCGCCGTTTCTTTGACTGGGACGGCAACAACTTCATTCGCACCTACTTCCAGGAGGTGGACAAGCCCGGCAATAAGCGCCTGATCCGCAAGATCGTGGACAGCCAGAACATTATTGGCAATGGCTACGTTGCCCGCCAGTATTGCGCCGGCTACCGCGTGGAGTTCCTGGACGAAGAAAACCCCGTCACCAACCTGTTGAACGGCCATTTGACCGTACACACCTACCTGGCCCCCTATATCCCGGCGGAAGTGATCGAGAATATCCGCGAGTATGACGTGGAGGCCCTGCAGAACGCTTTTGGAGGTGAATAACCCATGAAAACGATCCCCACCAAGATCAACAAATACAACATTTACAACGAGGGCAACCGCCTGCTGGGAGCGGGCGACGAACTGAACCTGCCGGAGTTTGAGGCGTCCGCTGAAACGATCAGCGGCGCCGGGATCCTGGGTGAGATCGACGATCCCACCGTGGGCTATTTCGGCAATCAGGAAATGGAAATCCCGTTCCGCATTTTGGATCAGGAGGCCGTGGATATGCTGGACATGACCAAGGCCGTCCACCTGGAGATCCGAGGCGCCCAGCAGACCGTCAACAGCGAGGGAACGATTGAGTTCCGCGCCATGCGCGTGGTGGTCCGTGGCCGCGCTAATAAGTTTACCCCCGGCAAGATGAAAGCCGGCAACCCCATGGAAACCACCATCACCCTGTCCCTGCTGTATATCCTGATCGAACTGGAGAGCAAGCCGATCCTGGAACTGGACAAGATCAACGAGGTTTACAAGATCAACGGCAACGACGTTCTGGAAGCTGTAAAGGAGATGTGCTGATATGGACACCATGGAGAACCGCGCAAACCTGCCCGAAGATCAGGCGGAGGAGCAGGCCCAGGAGGAAAGCCTGGTCCTGACCCTGAAAAAGCCCTATGTCTTTGAGGGCAAGACGTACACCAGCCTGGACCTGTCCGGCCTGGAGAACGTCACCGCCGGCACACTGGAGAATGTCGGCAAGATCCTGGCAAAGCAGTCCCCTGGCCTGAACCCTGCCACCCTGGAAATGGAACTGGGTTTCTGCCAGCTGCTTGCCGCACGGGTCACCAGCCTGCCCCTGGAGTTTTTCCGGGGTATGCCCGCAAGGGACGCGGTGGCTCTGAAAAGCAAGATCGTGGGTTTTCTCTACGGCGGGGATGGGGACAACTAACGCCCGCCGTTTTAAGGAAAGCCTGTGTCGGAATGTCCATCAATCTGCATACGGGTTTTGATTATTTCATGGCCCTGTCGATTGACGAACTAAACGACATTGCCGCCGATCTGGTGGAGTTTTCCGAGGAGGTGAAAAAGCGTGGCAACAAGTAAAACCTATGAACTTATGGTGAAGATCGCCGGCAAAACAGACAGTTCCCTGAAAAACGCCTGTTTGGCCGCTGATAAAAACCTTGCCGCGCTGGGAACCACCGCAAAAAACACCGGGAAAGTCATTGCCGGAGCGGCGGCAGCAGCGGCCACCGCTGTGGCCACCATTGGCGTGGCAGCCGTAAAGGCGGCGGCGGAGTACGAAACGCAGCTGGCCAATATTTCCACCCTGCTGACCGGGACGGAGGCGGAGATCGCCGCCAGAACCGGAGAGATCGGGGAGGAAATCCTGGACGTTTCCAACAGAACGGGCGTGGCCACGGCGGATCTAACCGACGGTATGTATCAGGTGGTTTCCGCGTTTGGCGACACAGCGGACGCGGCCAGTATTCTGGAAACCGCCGCAAAATCGGCGGCAGCCGGAAACGCCACCACAACAGACAGCATTAACCTGCTTTCTGCCGTAACAAAGGGTTATGGCGACACGTCGGCGGAGGCCGTGCAGCAGGCGGCGGATCTGGCGTTTGCCACCGTCCGCCTGGGCCAAACGTCGTTCCCGGAATTGGCCTCCAGCATGGGCAAGGTCATTCCGCTGGCCAGCACCCTGGGGCTTGAACAGGAACAGCTTTTCGGCGCCATGGCGACGCTGACAGGCGTAACCGGATCCACGGCGGAAGTTGTGACCCAGCTGAAAGCAACCATGCAAGGCTTTTTGTCCCCGTCCAAGAACATGACCGAAGTGCTGAAAAGCCTGGGTTATGAGAGCGGACAGGCATTGCTTGAAAGCGAGGGCCTGCAGGGCGCGCTGGAGGCGCTGAAAGGCGCAGTAAACAACGACGAACTGGCATTTGCTGGCCTGTTTTCGTCCGTTGAGGCCCAGACCGCCGTGCTTGCCATGGCGGGCAATCAGGCCGATAACCTGACCAGCAAAACGGCGGAAATGTACGAAGCCACCGGAGCGGCAAATGCCGCATTTGCAAAACAGACCGACACCCTGGCGTATGACATTCAGATGATCAAAAACCTGGGCGCCAATTTCCTGACCCAACTGGGGACCAACATACTGCCGTATGTGCGGGAACTGGCGGAGGCGGCCCTGCCGGTGGTCACCGAGGCCCTGGAGAAGATCGGGGACTACATGACCAGCACCATCATTCCGGCGGCGCAAACTGCCGTCGAGTGGGTGGTGGAGAACAAGGACGTTCTGCTGGCCCTGGCTGCCGGTATCGGAACAGCCGTGGCGGCCTACAAGGCGTACAAGGTGGCCGTGACCGCCTACAACGCCATAATGGGCGTTTACAAGGTTGTGACAGCCGCAAGTGCCACGGGCACCTTTACCCTGGCGGGAGCCATGACAGCCCTAAATCTGCCCGTCCTGGCCGTTGTGGCGGCCATTGGCCTGGTGGTAGCCGCCGGCGTTTTGCTTTACAAGAACTGGGACACCGTAAAGGCCAAGGCGGCCCAGCTGGGTGCCAAGATTTCGGAAATCTGGGGCAATGTGAAAGCGTGGGTTACCAACGCGGTGACCGGCCTGGTTTCCGTATTTCAAAACACGTTCCCGGTGCTGTCCGCATATCTGACGGGCTGGTGGCAGAGCATTTCTGCCGCCATAGAGAACGTGAAAGCGATTTTTCAAAATATCATCGACTTTGTGAAAAACGTCTTTTCTGGCAACTGGTCCGCAGCCTGGCAGAACATTGTCAATATTTTCGGAAACGTGTTTGGCATGATCGTGAACCTGGCGAAAGCGCCCATTAACGGCGTGATCTCCGCGATCAACTGGGTGCTGTCCAAGATCAACAGCATTTCCGTGACGATCCCGGACTGGGTGCCCGGTGTCGGCGGCCAGACGTTAGGCTTTAACATTCCGACGATCCCGGCCCTGGCTGCCGGCGGTGTCGCAACAGCCCCCACCCTGGCCATGGTAGGCGAGGGCGGAGAGCCGGAGGCAATCATGCCCCTGTCCAAGCTGGCGGCCCTACTGGAGGAATGGACCAAACCGAAGCCCGGCGGCGGAGGCGCTGGCCAGGGCGGCGGAACGGAAACAATCACATTCGCCCCCGTGTTCCAGTTCTATGGCCCCACCACCAGGGAGGAGGCCGTGGAGGCTGGCCGGGTAAGTTTCGCAGAGTTCAAGCGGCTGTATAAGCAGATGAAAGCCGAGGAGGCCCGCAAGAGTTTCACCCCGGCATAAAAGGAGGCGCAGACCATGGCAAAAACCTATACCACCAAGCAGGGCGACGCCTGGGACGCTATTGCCTTTAAGGTTTACGGGGACGTGAACCTGACCGGGTGGCTTATGCAGAACAATTACACACACCTGGAAACCTTTGTGTTTGGCGCTGGGGTGGTCCTCCAGACACCCGATCCCCCGGCGGGCACCCCGGACGCCAACACACCGATCTGGAGGACCGAAACATGAACACGCGGCGCACGACGGTGGATCTGATCTACAACGGCGCGGCGGTGTCCGCCCAGATCGCCCCATACAACACAGATTTTTCCTATACCGACCCGGCCAGCGGTGAGGCCGACAGCCTGGACATTGCGATCCATGACCGTGGGCGCCTCTGGACCGTGGCCTGGTTTCCGCAGGTGGGCGACACATTAAGCGCCACCATTCGGGCAACGGGCGGGAGCCTGCCGTGCGGCCTGTTTATCCTGGATAATTTCGATTTTTCCGGGTGGCCGATCACCGGCACCATTTCCGGCGTGTCTGTCCCTGCGGACAGCTGTTTCCGGGAAACCGCCCGGACGAAGAACTGGGAAAACGTCACGATCCAGGAGATCGGAAAAGAGATTGCCACCCGCGCCGGGATCTCCCTGGTGTGGGACGTTGAGGGCGAACCGTTCAAGATCACCAACGTGGAGCAGTCCGAACAAACCGACTGTGAATTTTACATGGGCCTGTGCGAAACCTACGGCCTGGCCATGAAAGTTTACTCCAACAAGATCGTGGTGTATGACCGGGAGGCATACAAGAAAAAGGGCAGCGCGGCCACACTGGGGCCGGACGATCTGCTGTCCTGGAGTTGGTCCACCACTATGGCCAAGACCTACACCGGCGGGGAGTTCACATATACGGACCCCGTAACCGAGGAGGAAATAAAGGTCACGGTGGGCGGCGGCAACCGGATCCTGAAACAGTCCGGCAAAGCCGACAGCCAGGCAGACGCGGAGCGGCAGATCCAGGCGGCGGTGGATAAATCGAACCACGGCGCCACGAAACTGTCCGCCACCATCATGGGCAACGCCCGCCTGGTGGCCTCCCAGTGCGTTGACGTGGAGGGCCTGGGCCGACTGTCCGGCAAATATTACATTGACAGCATTACGCACCGCGTCGGCGGATCTGGTTACACCATGGACCTGGAAATGTCACTGGTGCAGTAAAGCGCGGCGGTGGGTTTCACGGCCCCGGAACACCGGGCGCCAATATCGAGGAGGAACACATGGGAAACGAGATCAGGCTGGGCAAGGTGTCCGCCATCGACTACGCCGCCGGCATGGTCCGGGTGGTGTATCACGAAAAAGACGACAGTGTGACCCGCCTGATCCCCTTTATCTCTGACGAATACAGTATGCCGGAGATCGGGGACCAAGTGCTGGTCCTCCACCTGTCCAACGGCGCGGAGGCGGGCGTGGTCCTGGGCCGCCCGTGGAGCGGGAAGAATGTGCCCCCGGAGGGTGAAAAGGGCCTGTACCGCAAGGACCTGGCCCGGACGCCAGGGGAGGCCATGATCCGCTACAAGGACGGCACCCTGACCATCAAGGCCGCCAAGGTGGTGGTGGACGGGGATCTGACCGTCAACGGCAGCCTGACCGTCACCGGCACGATCACCTCCCAGGGCGATACCGTGGCCGCCGGCGTTTCGGTGCAGAACCACAAGCACACCGACAGCATAGGCGGCAACACGACCCCGCCCGGGTAAGGAGGGATAACACATGATCGGAACCCTGGGACGGAAGATCATTTTTGAAGTAAGCGACGAAAAGGTGCTGACGTTCTTAAACATGACCCGCGAGATCACAAGCCGATGGGCCGAACATGAGGCGCTGGGCGTCAAGCCCAAGCCGGAGTTTTTAGGCCCTGGCCTCCAGACCGGAACCCTGGAGATCACCCTGTCCGCCACGCTGGGCGTTAAGCCCAGGGCCATTTTGGAGGCCGTGGAGGCCATGGTGGAGAGCGGCACGGCGGAATACCTGATCATAGGCAACAAGCCCGTGGGGCGCAATCCGTTCCGCCTGGTGTCCTCCAGCGAAACGTGGGCCACGGTTTACAGCCGGGGCGAACTGGCCAGGGCGAAACTGACCATTACGCTGGGAGAATACACATGA